GCAGACCCTCAGATGAGTTCGATGCAGTACACATTCACCAGATAACATCATCGAAGACGTACAACCAGTTTAAGAGTTATCACGACGAAACACCACAGATAGAAGGTGACACAGTATACGAGTCTCGACTCAAAATCAAAAATAAAGTGATTCGACAGATCATGAGAAAGAACACGATTGACATACAGATGGATGGAGCGTTGTTTTTAGAAAAGAAAATATCAGTCAGTCGAAAAATGCGAGTGTTATTTTTGAGTGCCAACACACAACAGAATTTGAGTAGACCAGAGAAAAATATTGATTCCAGAAAATCAGGTGATTATTTGATTACAAATACATCGCATCGTATGATGGACGAAACTCATACAGTAATTTTGCGAATGGTTAAACTGGGAGATTTACCGAGCGACTTTAGTTTATGAACGTTTTAAGACCCATACAGAAAGAGTTTTATGGTGACGACCACCGGTGGTTTTTTGGTACAGTCATTAACGCACAACCGCCCGCAGGATTGGAAGGTCGTGTTAAGGTGCGTATCAATGGCGTGCATAGTCCAAACACTCAGGACATTCCTGAAAAGGATTTACCGTGGGCACAAGTTTTAATACCATCAACCGAAGGTGGTATTAGTGGGTATGGTCGTATACCTCAAATACTTGCTGGTTCTTTTGTATTTGGTGTCTTCTTGGACGGCACATCTTCACAGATCCCTTTGGTTCTTGGTTCTTTACCACGTGTTGAGTTTCCATCGATTATTCAACAATCGAGAATTGGTCTCACCGAAACCACAACTCGATTACAGAATTCCGTGACTGAAAGATTATTGAATGATGATCTGCAATCGACATCTATTCAGTTACGACGACAACAGTCAATGAAGTTTTTTCTTGACAATGGGTATGACCTTATTCATGCCGCTGCGATCACCGGTGGACTACAAGGTGCTTCTAAATTTCAGACATACGGTAATACCGGAAAGTCTGCCGAAGAAGTCAGACAAGAAGCGATCGCAAACGCACAATCGATTCTCGATCTAAGAGGTATTGGATCATTAACTGCTACCGAAGGAACAACGTCAGGTATCGCAGGTTGGGATCGATCGACATCTACCGGTAGTCGATTCAATGGTCTATTGGCCTTTGCACAAAACTTCCAACCCACCGGTGATTGGAGACTGTATTCAATTCAGTTACAGTACGTTCTATTTGAACTGCGAACTCGATTTGGTGCGGCAAATAAGAGACTTCTAAATACCACCGACATAAAGGCAGCAAGTTTGGCATTCAACAAGTATTATCTTCTTGCGTCAAACAATACACAGAGTTTCGCTCAACTCGCATATGATGAGGCACTTGTATGAGTGATTATCTTAACGCAAAGGAAAAGTTAAACCAGACTCTACAGAACAGTCAGAGTCAGTCTGGTAAAGCATTTATAGAAAATCAAGCACAGAACGCTGTCAATGCAACTAAGAATTCGATAGAGACACAGGCGGGTGCACTCGCAAATGAGGTTAATGGGGGTGTTCAATCACTCACTCAGAAGTTTGACAAAGCACAGAATCTATTAAACAATACAACCACTGAGGGTCTTCTTACAGACGCCGCTGGTAGTGTTGAAAATATGGCAACTGATTTTGTTAATGATCAGGTATCTAAGATTACGGGTGCGTTTGGTTCTAAAGTAGAGATTGAGTTCGAAGAGGTGGATGGTCTCACCCTGCCGAAATTATCAAGTCTGGATGCAACGGGTGGTGTGTCAGGATCAATCGCAGGAGTCATATCACTTATCACTGGATTGGGTGCGAACTCACTTGGTGATCTTGCGAACGCCGCTCAGGGTGCAGTCTCAGGTGCAGTCGATGATCTTGCGGGGAGTTTACAGAAAGCAGTAATCGATGCTTCACCACAAGGTCTGTTAGATGCTGGACAAAATCTTTCCGGAAAAATTGGTGGGTTCACAGCTCAGACCATAAATGCACTTTCCAACAACACAGTGAGTGGAGTAACGGATCAGTTACAGTCAGCGTTTGATGCTATTCCGTCTGCAGCACAAGATGTTGGAAGATCCATGACACTTCCTACGGCAATCGATACCACAGACAGTGACGGAAATGGAACTCCAAACCCCAACTTTGGAGATTTGACAGAGTCCGTGATTAATGCTACACAAATGCCTACGATACAATCTGAGTTTGACGCAGCGATCGAGAAGGTAAAAACAAACCCTCTTCAATCCCTGAGTAACCTAGTAACGTCTGCGAGTGAGATAAAACAAAACCTCACAAGTCCAGCAGCGTTGAGAGACTTTCAAAATTTGTCTGGTGGTAAAAACGGTGCAGATGTTATCAAAAGTATACAGACTCAGAGTGCACTCCGTGCACAATTTGCATCTGCCGCAGATGAGAGAAACTCTCTCATTTCATCACGGATTGCAGGTAATGGTGAGAATGGCATCGTGCAAGAGTTGAGCACAGAGACTCTAACAGATCTCAAAAAGCAAGTCAAGGATTTTGCACCGAATTTGTCGGACGCAGATGTGATTCGTGTGATTAATCTGTCGCAAGGAAACTCTCAGGAATTTTCTCGTGCGGTTGAGTTGTTGTTTCAATCTACCGGTAAAAATGCCAAAGAGATCAGGGCGTTTCTCAAAACTATCGACGCCACTATCACTCGCGCAACAGCACCAGATATTGACGATGGTGTGTTTGACCCCCCTTATGTCATCGGTTCATTTGCTGACACATGGGACAATGGTAAAGGTGATCCCGTGTTTCCCTACATATCTTCAGTCGAAGAACTGCAAGCAGAAATTAGAAACGTCTCACGAGAAGTCACTGAGGTTGTTGTTCACTGGACAGAGACACCGACCAACAAGAATATAGGTAGTGAAGAGATAAATGAAATTCACCTAGAAAATGGATTGGCTGGTATTGGATACCATTACGTGATTCGTCGTGATGGATCATTACAACGTGGTCGACCCGTCAACCTACAAGGTGAACACGCTATTGCAAACAACCACAATGAAAAAAGTATTGCGGTCGTATTCGTTGGTGGTATAAATGCACCAAGTGAGACACCCAATCTTCTGGACTTCACTTCTGTACAATCGTTGACTCGTTCACAGTTTAACACATTTGATCATTTCTGTCGAGCGTTTTATGCTGTTTTTTCGGGTGGACAGGTAGTCGGACACAATGACATCGACGCATTGACCAATGATCCAGGCTTCGATGTTCGTGCTTATGTCAAAGCGAACTTCGATAAAGACTCTAAGTTTACAGACCCATTGACACAGGCACCACTAACCGTGGATGAGATTAACGCATGACAAATTTTTCAGACGAATATAGAACGCGGATTAAACCAGACAAGTCGGGTCTTGGAAAGGAAGTCACGGAAGGTATACCCAAAGATGGATTCGCTGATCCGTCAGGTGATTTTCCAAAGCGTGAATACTTTTATGATACCTCAATCAATAAAGCCGCAACCGGTGAGAAGGTCAACCGGTTGTCGATCGGTGGTGGAGATGTTGGCGTCGATTTAGATCTACCAGATCAAGAACCGTCGATCTTTCCATTTAATCAGGTACAAGAAACACAGTCTGGTCACTCGTTCGAGATGGACGATACACCAGGCGGTGAACGTGTTCTCATCAAACATCGAACGGGTGCAGGGATTGAACTCCGTGCGGATGGTTCTGTTCTCATATCAACTCGAAGACAACGAATTGAAGTTGTCGGTGGTGACTCAAAGGTAATCGTAGAGGGAGAAGGAGATCTTGTTTACAAAGGTAATGTTGATCTACGTGTCGACGGTGATTTCAATGTTTCTGTTGGCGGTAATTACAACCTCGATGTCGCGGGTGATAAAGTCGAAGAGATCAAAGGACGACACACCAAGACAGTAAATATGGATCAAAACCATACTGTTCGGGGAAATCGAGGCACTCAAGTCATTGGTCAAAGTGTTGATACAGTATTGTCAGATCGATACATTGTAACCAAAGGAAACAATGATATACTGACAGAGGGTACTACAGAGTTGTTGTCCGGTGAAAATCTCATCACAACCGCAGTGAATGAGTGGGTCGCTGCAGCAACGACCGCGAATATCACAGGACGAACAGTGTCCATGATAGGCCAGAAGGGAACCTTCGGTGGTTCACAACACGACTATTATGGTAAGACCTATGGTGGACTGCCTGGGGCTCAGACAAACCTATCTACGTTCTACGGCACGTTTGTTGGTCGTGCAACAGAAGCAATTCATGCAGATTATGCGATCAAATCAACTTTCTCTGATTTTGCCAAAGGTGCAAAGGGAGCAATCAAGGCAATTAAAGCCGCTGCAACCGGTGGCGCTCCACCCGTTATCGAAATGCCTACACCAAAGATGGGTATTATGCCGTATCTCCCATTACCAGCAACCGCTCCACTACCCAATGCTGCGATCATTGAATTGCAGTTATCAACATCGCAGTATGGTATTCGTGCAGTATCCGTCGACTCTAAATTAGGAGATAAACTGAGAAGGTCTGATGAATACAAAGATTTGTTTAGTCATGATCCATCAATACATGAAATTAGATCAAAACTCCGTGACCCAGCAAACCTGAACAACGGTGGGTTCACAAGTTATCTGGTGAGTGAGGGTAAACTCAATTCTTCTTTCAAAACAAATCTACCGACAAACATTGGAAGAACTGCTGCGAAAAAAGGAACACTTAGATTCGGTATCGAGTTGATAGGAAACAACCCTGCTGATAATAGAAGTAAACGATTCAAGGTGAATAGAAGATGAAGATACTCGTTGACCCACAATACAAACCTACCGGACAGATCACTTCTAATACGAAACTTGGTACTGGTATCACGTGTGCTAAGTTTTTGGGTGGAATCGGTAGTAGAACTCAGTTCGAAAAAATGTATGATGAAGGATTTGGTGGCCCTGTTGATCGCAATCAGGTAGCACGTAATCTTGTACTACACGCTCGAGCGATGAACAGTGTGTTGATTAATCAACAATTTGCACAACATAGATTGATTGTGTCGGATGGTTTATATGAACCTTTTTACGACCTACCAAGAGACATCAAAGAGACTGCCGGTGGATTCAATGCAGAACGTCGGTTTGGTCGTGGAATTGGATATCAGTTAATTGATCGCAACGGAAAGAGCGATCCCGTTCGTACATACGAACTCGCAGTTTATTGGAAAGATTATATCGACTACAATGAACTAGAACTCGCTTATGATACGTTTGATCCAAGTGGAGATCTCGTTGCATCAATCTTGTTGACGATGCCAGAAGTTCCGGAATCTTATGACGTATCGTTTAGTTATGATTTGAAAACAACCTACAACGGGACGCTTCAAGCGAAAAATGAGTTGTTAGAGATCCTACCGGATTGATATAAATAAAAAGAAAAGGTTTCATTGATGGCGAAGGTTTTTTCAAGAGAGGATCGAAATCAGAGTTCGAGTAGACGGGTAACACGAACCCGACTCTATTCTGACATCGATCTTAGTTTGGATGCGAGGATTGCCCCAGATTTCACTGACGGTGATGGGGATATTCTTCGTAAAACTGATGCAGCGTCAGTAAAACAAGCAGTCAAGAATTTGTTGTTGACCAACCGTTTTGAGAAACCTTATGAACCAACATATGGTGGAGATCTGAACGATCTTATATTTGAGTTGGCAGATGCCAACACTGGTGATGAGATTGCGGATCGAGTGATCGATGCGATTGAGACTTATGAACCACGAGCAAAAGTATTAGACTTAAAGGTCATTGCATCACCAGACTATAACTCTGTTTCGGTTGTGTTGGAGTTTAGAATTGTCAACTCTCAGGTGTCAGATACACTTCGAGTTAAAATTGCTGACACTGTTGCAGCTGCGACACCGGTACCACCAGTTACTCCGGTTCCTGTACCAGATGAGATTTTGTTGACAGAAGGTGCTGATCGAATACTTACTGAAGATAGTATTCTTCTACGAGTAGATGGACTACAAATTGTTGACGGTGCTATACTCACAGTACCAGATGAAGATCAATTACTGACACAAGAAGAAATAGTGTTGATCGTAAACCAATTATAACGAGGATAAGAAATGGCAACCACTATCAAATCGACAGATTTAGATTTTGATCAGATTAAGAGTAATCTGAAATTATTTCTGGCGCAGAAAGATCAGTTTGCTGACTATAACTTTGAAGCGTCAGGTATGTCTAATTTGTTGGATGTGCTGGCATATAACACACACTACAATGCATTACTTGCAAATTTTGCATTGAACGAGTCTTTTCTTTCCACTGCTCAGTTAAGATCATCATTGGTTGGTCTCGCTAGTTCCCTTGGTTATGTTGTTGGATCTCGCATTGCATCAAAAGCGGTATTGCGAATGTATGTTGATTATTCTACCACCGGTGAAACAACAAGACCCGCAACCGTAACGATGCCTAAGGGAACTTCTTTTAGTGCATCGACAGGTAATAAGACTTATACTTTCAAAACGAGAGACGTTCTAACCGCAAGAGACGACGGTAATGGATTGTATTATTTTGCGTTGAACAATGATACGAATGTTCCTGTGTATGAAGGATCATTTCGAACCAAAACATTCATCGCTGGCCCGCCCGAAGAAAATGACAGTTATGTCATACCAGAAGCACGAATAGATCTTGACACCGTTGAAGTCAAGGTGTATAATAGCACTACAGACCTTACTGGTGACACTTACACTAATCTTAATACGACTACCAACATTAGTGCTACATCTAAGATATTCGTCGTTAAAGAAACACCCAACGGTTTTTATGAAGTCACATTTGGTAATGGTTCTCGACTAGGATTGTCACCACAGTCAGGCGCAAAGATAGAAGTAACATATGACATTGTCGCAGGCCCAGATGCAAACGGTGCACGTACATTCACCACCAATACTCTGATTAACAATCGAGCAATTAACGTTACAACAACCACTCTTTCATCTGGTGGTGCGTTCAAAGAAAGTACAGAATCAATTCGAAAGAACGCACCTTATCAGTATGCAGCACAGAATCGCGCCGTAACCGCAGAAGACTATTCTGCTTTAGTGTTACGTGAATATGGTAACAACGTGACCGACGTTAAATCGTGGGGCGGTCAAGATAACATTCCACCGAAATATGGTGTTGTCTATATCTCATTGGTTTTCAATACAACTAACGCTTCGGTTATTCAGGACACTAAAGATAATATACGTGAACTATTCAAAGATCTTGCAGTTGTGTCATTTGATGTGGAGTTTATTGATCCAATTGAGACCTTCATTGAGTCGACTGTGTTTTTTCAGTTCAACCCAAATCTTACATCTTCCACCCAATCTGTCATTGAGAACAATGTGAATTCGACGGTGCAAAATTTCTTTGTCGACAATCTTGGAGACTTTGATCAATCGTTTCGAAGATCTAATATGTTAACAGAGATTGATGATGTTGACGCTTCTGTTCTCTCATCACGTGCTACCATTAAAATGCAGAACCGATTTGAACCGGTTGTAGGAAATGGTAACTATACGATCACATTCCCAACATCATTAGCATCCCCAGATGATCAAACGTATATAATCGAGAGTGATAACTTCCGATATAAAGGAAACATTTGTTATTTACGAAACCGTTTAAACTCAACCGTATTGGAAATTTATAATATCGATACTGGTGAATTGGCAGTTGATAACATTGGATCATATGATCCGTCTAACGGTGTTTTGAATTTAGAAGAGTTTACGATTAGTTTGTTGTCGGGCGATTATGTAAAGATCCGTGCTTTACCCGCAAACCAATCTACCATTACACCGTTAAGAAATAACATTCTTCGTCATGATGTCGAAGAGTCTAGTGCGACAGCCATCTTGAGTACGACACTATAAATAGGTTAACAAAAGAGAGTAACTAATTCATGTCAAGTTTCATAACAACAGATTTAAAATCACTTGTCCTCGATCTCTATCGTCAAGATATTGATGG